ATCTGCACCTTGGAGCACCACGCCTTGCTGGGTGATGTTGAACAACTCTTGGGCCACGGCCTCAGCGTCTTCAAAATCTTTGACTCTCAGTTCGGCTTTCGCCTTTCCGTAGCCATCCAGTTTGGCTTGCCATGCTTTTTGCTGATTCATAACTTCAGCTTCTTGCTTGGCTTGGGCTTCATCGGCTTGTCGCTTGCGCTCAAACCAATCGGCCAGTGCTGCCTCGAATTTGTCAGCGTCATAGTCATGATCTTCAAGACTTGGCTTCTTGCCCAACACGACCGGCTTGGTCTCAGTCTGTGCGGTGCTTTGCAGCTTACCTTGCAGTTCACGGTTTTGCCGTTGCAATTCTCTGTTCGTCTTACGCAGCTCGCGTACCCATTCAGGCGCGTGAGTCTGTTCTTCGGGAGGTGGCGCTTCCTCACCAATGGATACGATCACCTCGTCGCTGTCGCCTTCGCCATCTTCGGTGCTCTGGTCTTCGCCCTGGTCATCGATGGATTTGTGCTCATCGGTGGTTTGCTCAGTGCTTTGGCCTTCGTCCTCAATGACGATAGTGTCATCGTCTTGGTTTTCTTCTCCTGATACTGCCTTTGTGTTCATCTTCTGACCCCATCAAACTCACCCATTAGAACGGCTGGGTGGATGCCGTTTATCACATTCTCGCGCTTTTTCATTCATCTTACAACTGGTTGAATGATCTGGCCTTGCAAAATTTCTTGCACTGCCTCTGCATTTGTGAGCGCCATGTTCTGTGCGGTCTCATCAACCTTGCCCAAAGTCTCCAGCGTTTGAGCGCGTTTGAGTTCTGCGCTGGCCACGGTTTCGACGGTGTCTGCTCTGGCTTTGGCTGCCTTGGCAGTTGCTTCCTCGGCTGCGGCTTGCAGGTACATGGCATTCGGGTCTTGTGGCTTGCCCTGCATTTCGGCCATGAGTTCTTCGGCTTCCATGTCGGTTGGCTTGACCACGCCCATGCGCAGGAGCTTCTTGCGGAAGTAGGCATTGGCATCGCTGATGCCTTCGCCTTCCATGTTCATCATGGCCATTGCCGTGATCACTTGGGCTGTCTCTGGGTCTTGGGTGATCTGGAGCATGCCGGTCAAGGCGCGAACGGTTGCCTGGCGCTTGGTGCTGCTTGATGGTCCAACGTCTGCGATCACATCGAATGTGGCGCTTGTCAGGTCGTTGGCCATAACCACTTCGCCAGTTTCCTGATCGATGCTTGGCTGCATAAGCTCGACCATGCCAGCCTCGCCAGTTGGCGCGATCGTCTTCATCTTGCGCTTGTCTTCGATGTAGATGTCCTTGGCCATCGACAACCAGATTTCACCGCATCGCTTCATTCCCTTGGCAAAGTTGCTCATGTAGATGAAGGCTTGGCCATCGACTCGGGCCTGAATCATCTCCACGGCCTTGCCTGAGATATTGCTGACCATCTTGTCAGCGCCAGCTGGGTTGCCCAAGATGTCCTGCATGTCGGTTTCGGTGATCTGCAAGAGCGCGGCCATTGCCGGTGGGATGGCTGCGCTTCGGGTGTAGGCCACCGGACCGCTGACTGCCTGGTTGCCGTTCTGGTCTGTGATCGGGTTGATCAGCAGGTACGGATAGTCCTTGAGGTTGTCCTCAGCCCACATTACTTGGTGGCCAGCAACCTGATCAGGTGTGAGGATTGGCTTCTCGACTGAGGACAAGGCGCTGATCTCGCCCAGCTTTGACAGCTGCATGTTCTTGAGGCGCTGGGCATCCTTGGCCAGACGCACATGACCCATGCATCGCTCGACGTTGTCGACAAACCAGCGCTTACCGTAGACGACCACGATCGGGATGCACTTGCCTGCGATGTAGCCTGCGTCTTCAAGCACCTTGCCGCCCGACATGATGTACTTGTGCACGCGCTTGGTTTTGATCCTGCGCTGGCGCACTTCGACTGTGCCAATGGCTGCCAGAGTTTCCTCAAGCATTTCGTCCTTGGCAAAGTCGGCTTGGGTGTAGCGTTCTTCCTCGCCTGTGATGGTTTGGAAGATGCGGATGGTCTCGGTCTTTTCCTCGACCTTGTAGTACTCGGCCACATAGACCACATCGGGTGTGCACCAGTCGAATTCGTACTGGTGGATGATCTTTGGCCAGTCGGTCGGGTCATCGCCCCATGTGTCTTTGTATGCCTGGCGCGTCATCGATGTGACGACAAAGCAAAACTTGGCATCGGACTTGTCTTGGCGCTTTGCACCAAGGTCAAAGAACACCGAGCTGTCAGCGTCAAAGATCGGCTCAATGCGGATGCGCTGGCGGTCGTCCTCTGGGTCTTCCTCGTTTTCGTAGACTGTGCGCAAGCGCCAGGCACCAATGCCGCCACCGACTGCTTCCTCGAAGGCGTTGTCGTAGGCTTCATCGGCCACCGATGCCTGCTCGTCTGCGCGGTAGAGGCCATCGCAGACCTCGGCTAGCTTGTCGTTCTCAGCGCCATCTTTGGAGACGAAGTCCACCGTGATGCGGTTGTTTCGATATTCGTTGACCACTCGGATCACGGCCAGCATGATCTTGTTGACCTCAAACTTGGGTTTGTTCTCGTACTGGTCCCATAGTGGGCCTTCCCACTGGCTGCCTGCTAGGGAGTAGAAGCGTCTGTCTTGCAGGCATTGCAAGCGCTCATCGCGCAGTGCGCTTTGCACATCATCGAATTGCGCGAGGGCTTCATCGTGCAGGTTCGCAAGGCGTTGATCGTTTGAGAGTCGGGCCATGTTATATCCTCATTTTGTGTGATTTTCTCACCATTTCTTTACATTTGGCAATGGAGTGAATGTTGCAGGCTTCGTGATGGCCGATCGTCTCACACCTTCGCAGGCATAACGCAGGGCATCGATCACGTGGTTTTTCTTGTCTTCGAGCACCGGCAAGATTTTGCCAGTCAGTGGGTCTTGCTTGTAACTGTACAGCGTCAGCTCGTCAATGGTGTGGATGCATCGAGGGTGCACCACGATGTCGTAGTTCTTTAGGAACTCGATGCCTTCCTCGACCGACTTTGGCCCTTTGACCGCTGTCATGATCTTTGGAAAGCCATTCTTTTTCATGTGGCTGATCGTCTCTGGCCTTGCTGAGTCGGCCACGATTGGCCACTTTTCGGCCTCTGGCACCTGCATGAACAGCTCAGGCGTGTTCACGATCTCGCAGCCCACCATGTAGGCTTCGTAGTCGATGTAGAGCGTGCGGCCAATGATGTGGCAGCGCACCAGTGTGGTCGGGTCGACCGCAAAGCCCCAGTCTGCACCGAGCCGATGGATTGCGTCTGGTGGTGCCTCGAAGTCCTCGACGCGCCAGTTCTTAAACACCCTGGTGTTGCTGTTGGTGAGGTAGCTTCCCATCCAGACATGCTGGTATTTGTCTGGGTCGCGCCTCTTGTCGTACTCCATCTCATCGCGCAGGACTTGTGGAAACCAAGGGTTGTCGGTGAAGTTGACCTTCAAAACTTGCGCGTCTTTTGGTGGTGTTGGACCGCGCAGCAGGAAGTCGACAGGGTCGTTTTGCTGGCGCGGGTTCCATGTAAACCACAGCTCGGAGTCTGGCTTGCGAATGGTTGGCCGCAGGAGGTCGAGGCTGGTCTGGCTGAGGCTTTGGGCTTCCTCCACCCAGGCGCAGTCGTAGCCCTCCAGCGACTTGATGCTGTCGGCGGTGTGGTTTTGCATACCCTGAAAGATGATCGCTCCATCGCCCTTCTTGGACTTGATGACAACATCCTGAACCTCGAAGTAAGCGCCAGCGTTCATGTCCTGAATCTTGGTCTCCAGCAGGCGCTTGACCGATTGGTTCAACGACTTCTGGATTTCACGCACGCAGACGCTTCTGCGCTTCTGGTCCATGATGTGGGTCTCGATCATCAGCTCGGCAAACATGTGGGACTTGCCAGAGCCTCGGCCACCCCATGCGCCTTTGTAGCGGCTGGGGTCCAGAAGGGGCAGGGCCCATTCTGGGGTGGGGAGTTGCAGGACTTTACCCATTCTTGACGATCACTCGCTCGATCTTGGCAAACTCCAGAGGTGCACCGTCTGCACCAGTGAGCTCGTGCTTCTGGGTTTCGGCCCATCGCATTTGCGTCTTGCTCCACCAGATGGCTGCGGTCGTGTCTCCTGCCATGACCTTCTGAAATAGTGTTTTGCCTACCTGTGCGTTGGCCTTTGACTTGCCGCTGACCAGCTCGATCGAGAAGTGCTTTCGCAGGGTTTCGACATGGATTCCATCGCGCACCAGCACCGCGATCTGGTCGATAGGCAGGCCGTAGCCGGACAGGGCTTCGACCTGTTTTCTCTCGGCATCGGTGGGCTCAAACTCGGGTCGGCCAGCGCCTGGTTGCGCACCGCCAGTGCCTGGTCGAGCGCCGCCGTGCTTTTTTGGAACAGGTTTTTCTTCAAGTTTTGGTTTCTTAGTTGCCATGGTGCACCTCGTCAAAAGTCTTGCCGGTTTCGGCATGTGTGGCTTTTTTGCCTGTGAAGTCCTGCCAGCGTTTGACGATCACGTCGCAGAACTTCGGGTCAAGCTCCATCAATCTGGATTTGCGGTGTGTCTTTTCGCAGGCAATCATTGTGCTGCCGCTGCCGCCAAACAGGTCGAGAACGATCCATCCGTCCATGCTAGACCATTCCACCATCCGCTGTACCAGGCCGACCGGCTTCATGGTAGGGTGCAGGTCGCTCTTGGTTGGCCGATCGTGGTGAATGACGGTGGTTGGAATTTGCTCTTTGATCTGCTTAAGCATGGCAACCATCTCATCTTTCTTCAGCTTGTCGATGTCCAGGTCGTCGTCGATCACCGTGGTCAGAGTGAAGTCTTTGCAGAAGTAATGGCCAGCGCCTTCTCGCCATCCGTAGAGGATGGGTTCGTGCTTCCAGTTGAAGTCATGGCGCGAGAGCGTTCCGCTTTGCTTTGCCCAGACCAGAATCTGGGACAACTTCAGGCCAGCTTTCACAAAGCAGTCTGTAAATGCGACGCGCTCTGAATCTGCGTGGGCGACGTAAATCACCGCGCCGTCGCGCATGTTCTCGAAGTATCTGGCATAGACCGCATCCAAGAACTTTATAAATTCGGCGTCTCTCATGTCGTCGTTCATGATCTTGCCTGCCTTGCCGTCGATCGCCAAGTTGTAGGGTGGGTCTGTCCAGACGAGGTCGGCTTTCTCGCCGTCCATTAGCGTGGCCAGGTCGGTGGCCATTGTGCTGTCACCGCACATCAGGCGATGTTGGCCAAGCATCCAAACGTCACCGCGCTGGATTTTGGGTTTCTCTTGGACTTCTGGGACTGCGTTTTCGTCGGTCAGGCCTTCGGTTGGTTCTTCGGCCATGAGTTCGGCCAACTCGTTCTTGCCGAAGCCAATCAGTGAAATGTCGAATCCCAAGTCTTGAAGTTCGCCCAGCTCGATGTTGAGCATGGATTCATCCCACCCGGCATTAAGCGCCAGTTTGTTGTCGGCGATGACGTAGGCGCGTTTCTTGGCATCGCTCCAGCCTTTGGCCACCATGACTGGCACCTCGGTCATCTTGAGGCGTTGGGCTGCGAGGGTGCGACCGTGGCCGGCAATGATGCTGCCGTCCTCATCCACCAGAACGGGTGTGGTCCAGCCCCACTCTTTGATGCTGGCTGCCAACTGGCTGATCTGTTCGTCGGAATGGGTGCGGCTGTTGCGTGCGTAGGGCGTGAGCTTGTCGATGCTCCAGCGTTCGACTTTATCTGCGGGATTGTGGGTTTTTGTGGTCATGCTGCATTGTCCTCTTTTTCGAGCCGGTTTGCCACCAGGGTGGCGTAGCCTGCGATGTCGATCCAGTTGTCGGCATAGTTTGGATCGCCGTTCAGAATTCGTGCGATTTTGTGGGAGATCATTTCAAGGGCTTCGCGTTGGTCTGGATCGAGATCGCATCCGCGCTTGGCTTCGTATTTCAAAATCACACCTTTGAGCTGTTGGCTGATTTCGGCATGGCCTTCAAAGCTGCCATATCTGGCTTCTCTGCCTGCCAGCATTTCGTTGACGTTGGTCTGTTCTGTCATTTCATTTTCCCCATGTTGGGTGTTACAAGATCATGCCAACGTTTGTGGCAAGCGCGGCAAAGGTAAGACGTGGGCCATTTCTCGGAATCTGGGAATAAATACTGTGGTGCCCAATGATGTAATTCACCTTCATTTGCATTGCACACTTCGCATTTAATTTGTTTTTGATTTCTTTCAAAGTATTTTGCAGTGTTGGTTTGCACATATTCAAGTGGGCCATTTTGGATAGCGTTTTGAAGCGCGGTTTGCTTTTTAATATATTTATTTGACACCTCGCCGCAGTCGCCGCAATACACTGGATAGACGGTCGATCCTGATTGCGTGTTGGTGATTCCGATTTTGAGATGCTCTGACCCGCATGTTTTGCACTTTTCCACTGTTCATTCCTTCCGGTCAAAAGTTGCACATCGTTGCTGGGACTTTTGGGACATACCTAAAGGTATATGTCCCATTTGTCCCAGTCTGCCTCGCCTTGTCGTTGGGACAAAAGTACCAATTGTCCTGTCCTTGTCCCAATTGTCCCAATTCATCTTTCTGACTTCCTGAGCATCATGGAACTTGCTGTGATGTTGTCCGAAACAACCCATCCGTGAGCTTGTGCTTGAATAATCTGTGAGGTCAGCAGGTTATAAATCAGGCGTCCTTGTTTGCTTGCCTGAGAATATGTTTTTGATGTTGCCTCAGATAATCCCTCATGACTCATGAGATATTCAATCAAAGCGCTTCTGGATAAATATGGATTGCCATTATTTTCTTCAGCGCCAGATGCCCACCATGCGTTGGTGAATTTCCTAATGTCCTTTGCGTTTTCGGATTCGCCTTTTTGTTTTTGCTCAGGTGCGTCGTTTTCCATTTCAAAGACTGCTCCTTTGATTTCCTCGCCGTCCTCATCGGTCCAGCCAAGGGCCACGGGTTGCAGCTTGCCAAAGAAGGACTGGGGTTCCTCGGTGTCTTTCATCTTGGTGCAGCTCACTTCGATCAAGCCGTCTTTCTTGGTGACCAAAATCTGAGAGTCCATCGAGGCCTTCCACGCACTGGAGCCTCGGGCGCGGTTCTTGGCTTCGATGGCGTTGCCAGTGTGGTGCACCAGTGTCATGCCTGAGTTGAGGGCGCGGCCAACGATCTGCACTGCGTTGAGCATGTTGCGGGTGTCCTTGGCATCATTCTCGTTTCCTGACATGTGATTGTTTACGGTGTCGATGGTGACTTGCACTGCGTCCTCGGTGGTCAACTCGCGCACGGCCTTGATGATCTGGGCCGATGCTGTGGGGCTGTCCATGTCGATGGCCTT